CAAGTTGTAATTTTATAAATTCTGGATTTTGTAAAATTTTTTCTTCTGCCGCGTTCATCAATGCAATGTCTTCTGAATTGAAATTTTTAGGCGTTTTGATTGTTGTTAAAATTTCCATTTTTACCCCTGATTTTGTTTTTATTTTTGTTTTTTTTGGTGTGCAATAATCTTAAGCTTTAAAAAATAACATGCAACCAATTAATTAAATAAAATGCAAAATAATTAAAAAAGAATTAGATCAAGGGGCAGTAAGGCGCACGCAATAAAAGAATAATGAAGCCTTGAGGCTGTAAGCAATGCAAAGATTAAGAGCTGCAAAAACGCGCTGTTATTGCTGCCGCAAGAAAATGATTTAAGAAAATGAAAAAATAATTTAAAAAAGATTTTTTAAGAAAAGGGAAATAGGCAACTGATATTTATTCTCAAAATCGTGACTTGCTTTCCTAAAATTTTATATGTACCAATTGGAGAAAAACTAGAGATCGCCCTTTCTTTATAAAAAAAAGAATGTATAAAAAAATCACTAGCGGTTATTTCGCAAGAAATAATCGTTCCCCCTTGGGGGCGGAGGGGGTAAAAGAACTTGAAACAAGGTAAAAACTTTATTATGGAAAAACAAAAGCTGACGCGAAAAGAAAAAAAAGAAATAAATAAAAAACTTTGGCAGAATGCTACTTCTGAAGCTCGCTCTTTAGTTAAGAGTGAAAGAAAAGAAATTATTACAAGTTTAAGAGCTGATGATGAATTGACGTGGCAAGAGAAATTCCTAGAGGCAATAAAATTAGGCTTAAATATGGCTGAATGTGCCAATGCTTGTGCTAAGGGATTGGGTGATATTTATGATGAATTTGATGAGAATGAGGATTTCAATAAAAGATACGCACGCGCGCGAGAAATAGCTAACGATCTTAAAGCTGAATTTTTAGAAACAATAAATGAGGAGCCTCCTCGTGAAGGCTTTGATGCGCAAGGTAATAAATTTTATGATAAAACAGAATTGCAATGGCGCAAAGCAAAAGAAGATACGACAAAATGGATACTGGCGATTAGAGACCCAAAAAAATTCGGGAATAATAGCAAGGTTGATACAACTGTTAGCGGCGTTATGACAACCAAGATAATCCGCGATGATATTTAATTTATGAAATTTGGTACCATTTTTATTGGAATATTTTGCTCTTGGATTATTTTAGCCTATGCTTTTAATCCAACCCCAAAAACTTCTAATTGGAAAATAATCGAGGCAATTGACGGCGACACTTTAAGGGTCGAAATACCCGCAATGCTGCCTTTGAAATATTCGATTAGGATCGGTGGAATTGACACGCCCGAAAAAGCTGGTCGCGCTAAGTGTGAACAAGAAGCTTTGCTTGCTGAAAAAGCCTCTGAATTTACTAAAAATTTGGTAAAGAATTTAAAGACTTTTGAAATAAACAATTTAAAACATGATAAATACGGCGGTCGATTGCTGGCAAGCGTTAAGATTAATAATATTGATGTTGGTCGCGCTTTGCAAAAAGAAGGCTTGGCTAGGATTTATCACGGGGAAAAAAAAGAAAGTTGGTGTGATAAAAGGTAATGTATGAGATTAATAAAATGGAAAAACTAATGAAAAAACTATACGAAAAAATAATTAGATTTTTTACAACTCAAAGAGTTTCTTCGACAGTAAAAATTGAATATGTTTATATTCTAACAGAAAAAGAACAAAAGCGGATCAAGCAATTTTTCCGCCATGAAATAAAAAAGTATAATCAAAAAAAGCGAAAAAGTTTTAATGGAATTTTACCTCCTCCACCTCCTCCACCTCCACCAGATCAAACTAAATCTATTTAGAAGTTGGTGTGATAAAAGATAACAATTAAGAATAACGCCGTGGTAGCACAACAGCAGTGCATCATTCTTGTAAAATGGAGGTTCTGGGTGCAAATCCTAGTCACGGCACCAAAAACGCACTGCTTCGATCATAGTAAGACTCGACAACAGGTAGCGGGTCGAAAGAGGGGGGAGATGTTTAGGGTTTTCGGAGAATAACAGTGCTTGTTTATTTTTAACTCTAATCTCCTCAATGCCTGATTTACTAATAATAAAATGATAAAACTAAGCGATAAAATCGCACCAATATTTTATCCAGTCCACCGCGCAATCCGCGATAAAACAGCAGATGAATTTTGGATAAAAGGTGGTCGTAATTCCACCAAATCAAGTTTTGTCGCTTTGCAAATAGTTTTGGGCATCATGCAAGACCCTGACGCTAACGCCGTTTGTTTTAGAAAAGTCGGGGCTTTTATTAAAGACTCAATTCAAGCAACTATTCTTTGGGCTATTGATGAACTTGGCGAGACAGAAAACTTTGCATCGATTAATTCACCGCACGAAATCACTTATTTGCCGACTGGTCAAAAAATATTACTTCGCGGGTTAGATAAGCCAACAAAAATAAAATCAATTAAACTGCGGCGCGGTTATTTTAAATATTTGTGGTTTGAGGAGGCTGACGAATATTCTGGCGATGATGAGATTAGAAGCGTTGAACAATCAGTTTTGCGCGGCGATAAAACTAAAAAGTTTGTGGAGTTTTTAACTTATAACCCGCCGAAAAATTCTAAGCATTGGATCAATAAATTAGCTGAAGAAAATGTTGATGAAAAATTTATTCATCATTCGACCTATTTGGACATTCCGCAAGATTGGTTAAGCGAAAAAACATTGCAAAAGATTAATCGGTTGAAAGAAAATAATTATGAAGCCTACGTTCATGAGTATTTGGGTAAATGTGTTGGCAACCCGAAAGAGATTATTTTTAGCGGTAAATTTGAAGAAGCTGAATTTGAAACACCGCCTCTTAACGAACTTTACCAAAGCCGTTTCTTTTTTGGTGCTGATTGGGGGTTCGCCGCAGATCCCTCTGTGCTGATTAGGATGTTCATAAAAGACGATTGCCTTTGGATTGATTACGAAGCTTATGCCGCACAAGTTGAAATAGATCACATTGGGCAAGTTATTTTTGACAAAATACCCGAATCAAGAAAGTGGCAAATAAAAGCCGATAATTCCCGACCAGAAACAATTAGCAATTTGCGGCGGCAAGGCTTTAATATAAGCGGCGCAAAAAAATGGGGTGGCAGTGTTGAAGAAGGTGTTGAATATATAAAATCTTTTAGAAAGATTATAATCCACAAACGCTGCCCGAGAATTTTGCGCGAGTTTGAGACTTATAATTACAAGATCGACAAAAACACGCGGGAAGTATTGCCGGTGATTGACGATACAAAATCTCGTATTTATGAAAAAGGAGATAAGATTGGCATTAAAGACGATGGAATTGACGCTTGCAGATATGGATTAGCTGATTACATTCGCGGCGCAACTGATATAATTGCCTTTTAACTTTTAACTTTTATTTTTATGCTTGGATTTATTCTAATTTTAATTTTTGTAATTTTACCAATTTTAGTAACCATTGGATCTTTGCGCGCTGGCTGGATAATTGGTAAAAAGTTGGGGAAATAATTTTGATTTAGGAAATAAACTAAAATGGACTATTTTAAAAATTTTAAACAGAAAATATAAGCATGCCTAACATACTCGATCTTTTTAGAGAAAAATTTAAATTAAACGGCGAATCGTTTGGTGATATTTTATTTGTTAATAAAGCACCTTCTTTTTTTAAAGAAAATTATCAAGAAGAAAAATTTTTACTTTTTACAAAAAAAGGACATTATTATTTTCAAAAACATTGTCCTTGTGGTGATGATGATTGCTTAGATAATAATCAAATTATTTTTATAGCAACAGAGCCTCCAACTAATTGGGAAGAAGTAGGATTGCCTAATTTTAAAAAAGAATGGCATGAATGTTAAATCTAAAATTCCAAAATCAATTTTTAATCTTGACAAGATAATCCAACAAGGAAATAGAAAATGTTTAAAATTTTTAGAAAATCAAAACCAATATATGAGCAAGTTCTTTTGTTTGCAGGCACTTTACTTCCCGATGAAAAAATAATTGTTTCAAAAAGAGATTTTTACAAAATACTTAGTTGTAGAGATAAATATGGCTATCCAATAGTGAATTATTGCCAAAAAGAATTTTACATATTACATATTCAACTTGAACGCGAAACAATAAATAACTTCCCCCGAGCTGAACTTGGCGACAAAAGAACCAACCGCAATTTTGAATTAAAATATGCTTAAAAATCTTTCACCATTAAAAATCTTACAAATAGCTCTTTTAATTCAAATCTTGATTTTAGTTTTTGCTTTGCCCTTTTTGCCAAGCTACTTTGTTTTTTTTAAAGTAATCGCCACAATAGCGATTTCGATGATATTAAGCTATTTTATCAATAATGTTTAGCAAAATCTTTAAGCCAAAAGAACTTAAAAGCTACGGCGAGACTAGGTTAAGCTTATTGCAGCTATTAAGCGGTAATTATGAGTACAAAAATAGCCCTACGGAGTTTTTAAACTACTACACTGAAGCTTGTCCAGTCTTTACCGCGACAAAGATGATCGCTGATGCTGGTTCGTCAATTAAGCTAGTAATAAAAGATCGCAAAAAAGACGAATTTATTTACAGTCACCCTTTTCTTGAGCGGTTAAAAAATCCGAATCCATTTATTGACGGCGAATTATTATTGAAAGAAGTGATCAGCTATTACTTGCTGACTGGCAACAGCTATTTAAATGTGGTTCAAAGTCTAAATAAAAAAGATGTTATAGAGCTAAATGTTTTCGCGCCGAACAAAATTACAATTCAGAAAAATCAAGATGACGGCTATGCTGGCGAATATAGTTACAAAAACGGCAATCAAAATTTAGTCTACACAAGAAACGAACAAAAAAAATTTGTTGATAAAATTGGAAATGAATTAATTCATCTTCGGGATTTTAACCCCGATTTTTCTTCCGACAATTTAGTTGGCTCTTCTGCGTTTTTAGGCTGCCAATTAGAGATAAGCCAGTACGTTGCCGCAAGTGTTCACAATAACTCCTTACTTAAAAATCAAGCGCGCCCAAGCGGGCTTTTGACTTACAAAGGGAATGATCCGCTGATGGATAATCAAGTTGCTAAAATTCGTGAAATGATCGATAATAAAATGTCTGGCACAAGCAATGCGGGCAAACCCGCTTTCTTGAACGGAAATTTTGAATGGAAACAGCTTTCCGAGTCAATCAAAGATATGGACTTTCCAACACTTAAAAAAATGGTTGCTGAATCCATTTACAATGCTGTCAAAATACCCTTGCCGATGGTAAGTCCCGATAACATGAGCTTTGCTAATATGGATGCGGCAAAATATGCTTTTTATGACAATGCGGTGCTGCCAGTGGTTGTTAGAGTTTTAAAATTCTTCACTAAAAACATTTTAAGCAAATACGCTGGCTCTGAAAATTTAGAGCTTACATTTGATCCATGTTCAATTGATGCTCTTGAGTCACGCAAAGTTGATAATGCGCTGACAATTTCAAAAAGTGGTGTTTTAGCCATAAATGAAATTAGGGGAAGGCTTGGCTACGAATCAATCGATAATGGCGACTCTGTTTATCAACCAGCTAATCTTTTGCCAGTTGGTGTTGATAAATACACAATTGATAACCGCGAATCGCCAGCTTCTAAATCAGATAAAGCCGAATATATCCGCCTAATGAGTTCGATGAAAACAATTGATGGCAAAAGGCTTTATACTGACGATGTAATTAAAAAGCAGCTTGAAGTTTTTTATGAGTAGAAAAGACGCGCAAAAAATTGATCTCGAGAAATTAAGAATTGAAGCCACAATTACGCCAAAATTTAAAACAATTTTCAATAACATTGCGCGCGATGCCGAAAGGCTTTATAAAACAACTGGCAAACTTCCATCGCAAGAATTAGCGCAGAATTATTATCCTGAATTTGTCAAAGAAATCCGCGATGCAATGCGTAAAACAATTAAATTCTTTGGGTTCGATTTAAGAAAGGCTCTTGAATTGAAAGGTTTTAATTTTGACGCAGAATTTAAAAGTGGATTTATTGATTTAGAAAAGAAACTAAAAATCATTGATGAAAATTTAGATCCAAAACTTGAAGATATTAATAATGAATTTTTAAGAAATGCGACTTTATTCATTGCTAATCAAAGCGAAATACAGGCTGATTATATCACGCAAACAAACGCAAAAGAATTGGCACTAGCGGCTTTACAAGAAGAAACAGCTTATTTATCAAATCAAAAAGCAAATGAGATTTGGGCTATTATTGCTAAGAATCTGTTCATAAATCTTTTAGACAGAAGGGACGGCAGGGTTGATTTAATTTCAAGCCAAGTGGTAGGGCTTGCTGAAGCTTGGAGTCGTCAAGAAGAGGCGCGCTTGATTAATCAAGCTGAATTACAATCGCAAAATAAACCCGTAAGAGTTTTAAAAACTTGGTGGGCAATTTTAGACTCAAAGACTCGCGCCAGCCATGTCGAAGCAGACCAACAGCAAGTTGGCGTGGATGAGTTATTCTATGTCGGTGGTGCTTCTGCTATGTACCCAAGAGATCCTAATTTGCCAGCCAGTGAGTCGATTAATTGTAGGTGTGTAAGTGTTAATTCAGTTTAAAATTATCTAGTTTTTTTAAATATTTTTCTTTTTCTTGTTCAAAAAAATAATCAGCAAAACATTTAGCATCATCTGGATTGCTAAAATTACATTCCCAAATATTTGCTATCTTTCCAAAATCATAAATTCTTTTAGCCAAATTGAAACTAAGATTATGTGATTTAATAACGTAGTTCAAAAAAGTTTTATCTATCGTAATTTTGTAATTGTCGCTGCAAACAGGCGCGCAACATATTTCCACCATTTTCATTAGCTGCTCTTCTGAAAGAAAAGGATTTTTTAAAACTTCTCTAGCAACAACGGCGTGATATTTTAAGCCTTTTGGATCAATAAAATCAAAAACAATATCACTAATCAATTCTAAATTATTGGTGGTTTTTAAACTTTCAAACCATGATTTACATTGTTCAAGTCGTTTTTTTTCTTGCAATCTTTCTTGCATTTGTATTTCGCCAGCAATTTTTGAAAGTCTAGAAATTTCCAAATTAATTTCTGGTAATTCATTAAGTGCAATAGAATTTTTCCAGTTTATTAAATAAGGATTAGATTGAGTCATATGATTTTAGCAAAAATTTTTTTAAATAAATCATCAACAATTAGTTTTTTTTCTAATTTTTCTTTTTCAACAACAGCTTCATAAGCTTGAAAAAATGATTTAAAAGCGCAAAGATCATTCTTTTCCTTTTCTTTTCGCAATCTAATTTCTTGCAACTTTTCTTCTTGTTCAGCTTCTAAAGCGTTGGCAAGACTTTGCGTTGCATTTTGTAATTCAGAAAAATTACAATGATTTTTCTGGAACCGCAACAATAACTTTTTTAATTCCCTGTTTATGAAGTTTATCCAAAGCTAAAAACATCAAAGCACGAGATTTCCCCGAGGCAGGAGGAGCCTTTAAAAGCAAGTATTGAGCATCTCTTACAGAATATGCGCGCTCTTGCATTTCACGCATTCCCATCTTGTTTATTTGCGTGCTTTCGCCGGTTTGTGCGTAATTTACTTCAACTATGTTTGGCATTATTTTTCTCTCTTAAATTTTTGATTTTGTTCAATTTTGTTTGTTATGGTTTTGTGGCGTTTGGTTGAGTTAGCACCTCTGTTTTTTGCCCCTTAAATAAATCAATTATTTTAGGTTTATTTTCCTCTAAAAGTATATTTATGAATCCTGTGAGAAGCGTAGTTGATACAAGCACTACAATCCAAAAAATAGGTTTCTTAAGAAGCGCTACAATACCATGGCTTTGCTTTTTTTCGTATTCTTTGAGCTTCAATATGGCATCAAAAGTTGCCGTTTCTGGAGCTTTTTTATAGTCATAGAACATATGACATCTTGTCTTAGAAAGTTTTTTTCTAATTTTACTTCTATCAGATCCATCCATCGCTTCATCAAACATTTTATTGTAGCAAGCTAGGTAAGAAATATGATGACCAACTTTAAGAAAATCATAATTTCTTTCTTTTAACTTTTTTCTATCTCCTTCAGTTAGCTTGAATTTTGCACCAGGTAGCGAATTTAAATCCAAGCCCTCTTTAAGACAAAAAGCGCAATTCGTACAGTTTTTTTTAAGCATAAAAGCGGTCATTTTTTCTTCTTATTACTGTTACTGCGTAATTTGGTTTTAGAATATCCAGTATCCTCAATATTCTTACTGCTAATAGCTTTTTTCTTTAAGTGACATGATGACATAAAGATTCCTTCCTCCACAAACGCATTAAGAAAAATCTTTAGAAGAAAATAGATGAATAGTATACTAACCGCGGATAAGCTTACAGCAGCGGAAGAGAGTAAGCTAATAAAGCAATATTCTCTCTCTTTGATAACAACACACCACTTGCCAATATTTTGACATTTTTCTAAGCAATCTTTCGAGCCAAACAAACTAATTAAAATCAGCAATAAAGTTGAGACCAAGAAAACAAGAGAACTGATTTTAAAATAACTTTTTAGAGTGTGTAATTTTGTTTGAGAATTTAGAGATGAATCTTCTTCCTCATAAAGTCTTCTTGAAAATTCAGATCCATATAGGGAAGAAAAAGCCGTGAAGCAAAATCCAAAAACTATAGAAAAAAATGTTATCAGATTACTTATGGCATCTTTGTTAATTTCATAACGACAGTAGGTCAGTGCACAAAATGACAAAATAAAAATCGTCCAAACTGAAATTTTATGTCTTTTATACATCAACAACCTCCTCTTTGAGCTTCGTTACAATCTTTGATTTAACATCCGATGACATAAAGAGAGATTGGTCATCCTTCTCAGTTAAAATACCTTCTTCTTTTAGAGTTTTTTTTAACTCTGCCAAAGCACGTTCAACTTTAAAATTTATTGTCATTTTTTTTATTTTTTAATTCTAGTAATCAGGAAGTTTTATACTGTAATAGTTTCATAATCATCAGGAACTGCTGGAGGAGCTTTTTGTTGTTTTAAAATCTCTACAATTTGAGCTTCACCTAAGATAGTTTTAACATCATCCTCGCCATCTTTTACCAAAACAAATCTCCCCTC